TTTTTAACATCTGCATCTACTAATGGTTGAATAATATATCTAATGTTTTCCATTTCGCTATCAGTATATGTTTTATTAGGTGAAAACAATGGATTTGTAACATTTGCATATAATTCTTTAACATTGTTTCCATATTCGCTCGCAAAATCTTTTGAAGTAGCAAGAAAGAATCCTTTTGAGTCTGCCTCATATTCTACCAATCCACCAATGTTTCTTTTGCCACCTTCTTTCTCAAAAACTGTAAAATTAGCATCTGAACCATGATATACAGTTAATAAATTCCCATTCTCATCTCTTACTTTACTATCTTTAAAATACTCTTGTTGTTCTTTTGTAAGTATTCTACCTTGATTATCTGTAACTTCTGTATTTGCCACATCTTTTCTATCTGAATACCTAATATCTTCGTTAGAAGTAGGATTTAAGTTGTCTACGTTTTTGATTTGGTTTGAGTTGAAAGCTACATATATATCTTGATTATGTAACGATAATCCTTGTATTGTATTTAAGACTGGTACATGTATACCATCATATCCATTATCTAAAAGATATTGTCTGATTTTTTTTTCATCTATTGTTCCATCTCTTTTATATATGTCAGCTTCTATATATGGATTTATATTTCTTATAGCATAAGTCAATTCTCCACTACTTACATTTTTTATTTCTAATGGATTTTTAATATTTAAGTATGATTTATATATTTTCCCTTTTTCACGAGAATAATTTTTAGCTACTTCTTTAGATGAAGTGAAATAAAATCCATCTCCTAGCATTCTGCCATTTTTTGCTTTTTTATCTATATCAAATACGGTAAAATCAGAAACAGTACCATGATAAACTTCTAATAAATTCCCATTCTCATCTCTTACTTTACTATCCTTAAAGAACTCTTGTTGCTCTTTCGTAAGTATTCTTCCCTTGCTATCTAATTTTGAATAAACAAAATCTTGATTTTGATGGAATTTTAAGTTGTTATTTCTTCCTAAAAATTTTTCAACATAGTAGTGTGTTGAATCTAATGCTTTCCATATATAAACATTTCCTTGACTATCGTAGGTTCTTCTTATTAGAGGTTCTCCCGGAATATAATGTTCTCCTAAAATTTTTCGTGCTTCTTCTGTCAATCTAATATATTCACTATTAGTTGGATTTTTTATAATTTCAAATTTATCTCCAGTTGGATATGTATAATATAATATTCTATTTTCGTCTATATCTTCTCTATCTGAATACCTAATATCTGAATTATTAGTAGGATTTGTATTGTCTATATTTTTGATTTGATTTGAGTTGAACACTACATATTCGTTTCCATCTATAATTCCGTCATATCCTAATTGTTGTAACAATTCAATAGATGATTTATTTTGTTTATTTGCATATCCTTTTATATAATCTATAAATCCTGTAAAAGTTTCTAACTTACTTTCCACATAAGGTTTATATGCTTGTTCATAGTAAGAATCGTTTGTATCTATTTTAGGATTAAATATTTTTATTATTTCATCTACTCTGTTTTTCATTTCTTTTGAATTGTACTTATTAGAATAAAGAGGATTTTTTATATTCAAATAGACTTTGTAAGTTCCTGCTTTCTTTGAGCCATTTTCTTCTGCTATATCTTTATAATATTTTGCTGTTGATTGACTACTTGTAAAATAAAAACCATTTCCCAAACTACTACCCTGTTGTGTTCCAAAATATTTCTCACTAAATTTTGTAAATCCATAACTTCCAGTTGAATGATAAACCTCTAACAGATTGCCATCTTTATCCCTAACTTTACTATCTTTAAAAAATTCTTGTTGTTCTTTTGATAATCTTCTTCCTTGACTATCTGTTACATCTTCTCTGTCTGAATATTTTATTTCTTTTTGTATATTATTAGTAGTAACAGTTTTGACAGAATTATTTTTTTGTGCTATACTGTTATCAATAGAAGGAGCTTCTTGTCCGACAGGTACTTCTAATTCTAACGAATTATTAGCCTGTATAGAAGCTCCTTCGTTATTTATTAGCTTTACCCTATGAACATAAAATCTATCTCCTGCTTTTGTCTTTTTTATATCTATTTTGGTTGCATATAATTTATTATCAATCATTGCTGTATTAAATAAATAATAATATCCTCTAACTTCTGTTCTATTCTTATCGTCATGCATTACAAAGTATCCATTTCCATCTTGTGTTGTTAAGATTAAATTATCTAAATAAGGAATAATTGAATATTTTTCAATACTTTCACCTTTGTTAAAACTTTCTTTCAAACCTGTAAGAGTTATATCAATATCTAAACTTACTTTTTCAAATTCTCCATTTAAATTTTTTAACTGTGTTTCTAATTTAATATTAGTAGGATTTTTTATCTCTTTATATAGTTGCTTTAGTGTTTCATTTCTTGAATCACTATTTTTTAATATTTGCTGTATAGTTTTTGTAGTAGTTTTAACTTTTGATATATTCTTATTGTCTTTATATCTTTCAACTAAAAAATCTATATAATTATTATCTTTAATTTCTCTTCCATCAGAATTATATTTTACTATATCTTTGATTTTCTTATTTTCTATTATATTTTTAATAACACTACTAATTTCTGTATAAACCTGTTCTTGTTGTTCTATTGAACCAAAGATATTATAATGTGTATCTATATTTTCATTAGTTATATCTATCAGCAATTTTACATATTGTTCTGATAATAACTTTGATTCAATATAAGGTCTCCAATTCACTATATCATTAGCCCAATTGCCGATATAATCACTTTCAATTTCTTCAATTACAAATTCTCTTATTTGATTTTCATTCATTCCTTCAAAAATACTTTTATCACTTATAATGTCTTTATATTTATTAATTTGCTCTATTGTTATTGTATTTTCTATTATATTCTTAACTTTTGACCATTCTTTGTTATTATTTTTTCTTAACCAATGACCAAATTCATGAAAAGGAAGAAAATTTGCTGTTTTTTTACTCACTAAAGAATTATGTTTTACGAATAGATTATTATCATAATAAAATGCATTTTTACTTGTATTTTTATTTGTGCTAAAAATTTCGTAATCTAAACCTGTTATTTTTGAAAATTCTTCTTGTATAATTTTTTCTGTATCAGTTAATTTGCTACGTTCTTCTTTGTATACTTTAAAATCTTTACCTAAATTTACTTGTTGTTCTTCTTCGAATCTTTGTAAGCCTTTGGATAATTTTTCTTGATTAGTTCCATCGTTTCTTTTACTCTCTTTTTCTCTTCTGCTGTTTTCTCTCTTTTCTGTTCTATTAATTTTTTGTCGTGTATTCTCATTTCTGACATTATTATTTCCTCCTCTAATCTTTTCTCCAAAGATTCTGTCATTCTCATCAAATTCAAAATCTGAAACTTTATGTGTTGAAGGTTCTTTTCCTTCTATTTCAGTTCTTTTAGCTATATATGAATCATTTGGCATTATTTGTTTTCCATATATGTTAGTATATCCTTCTGTCAATGCCTTATCAAGTATAATTTCTATTTTTTTAGCAAGAGAATAATTAGCATTTCCTTTTGAAATATCATTCAATGCTTTTGTAATATTATTCCAAGTTGCACCTGTTTCGTCTTTTATTTGAGCTAATAGTTTTGTTGTGCTTCTTTTTTGACCTGTCCAGGTATCTCCTGCTTTATATCTTTTACCTTCTGTACTATTTGCCACATCTTCTAAAAACATATCAGCCATACTTTGTATTTCTTCTTTTATTTCAGGATGTTCTTCTTGATAAGATTTTATATTTTTATCAGATACATTTTCGTTTGTTCTATCTTCCATATTGAGATTATTTTTACTTATATCCGTTTTTTTATCTCCATCTGGATAATTTGTCGTTTTATTGTTTGAAATCGTCGTATGGTCATTCTGAACGTTCTGAGGTATATTCGCTAATTGTGTTTTTGTTTGTGTGATTACTTCTTTAATTTTATTATTAATTGCTATATTTGATTGAATAATCTTTTCGTTTATTCCCTTAATACTTGCTTCATCTAAATTAATCATTTTGCTATCAAACTCTGCTTCTGCTTGTATTAATGTACTGTATGGAGTAGAATCAAGCATTACTCCTGTATTTGCATCTATGATATTATAAGCATTTGTATCTGCATTTTTAATTATTACTGGAGTTACATTTACTTTTTTATTAGGATTTAATATTTCTTTTCCTTGTGTTGTATTTATATTCTCTATATCGCCTTCTTGGTCAAATTGTGTTGTATAGAAAGTTTGCATGTCAGTAGTATTTGAAATATTATTTGTATCATATTGAATTGAATATCCACCTTCATTAATTATCTGTTGTACTTTTCTTGTCATAATATCATTTTCTTTACTTTCAAAATTACTTCCACCCAATCCTAACAAAGACATAATAATTGTTGAAAGTGTTGTTACTTTAGCTGTTTCTGTTGTATTATTCCACCATTCTTGAATTGTAGGAAACTCTTTATCATTTACAAGTTTATCTATAATGTTTCCGATATTATCTTCTAAAATCTCTTCTATATTTTCTCCTATAATTCCAACAGTTTTATTTGCAAATTCTTTTCCATATTTACTTTTTATTGTATCGAAAATTAAGTCATCAATTTTTTCAGATATTGATATTAAACTTCCTTGACCTTTTGTTAAAATATTAGCATCAAATAGTTTTTCTGTTAGATATGAAATATAACCTTTAGCAATTCCTGTTATTGTAGCTTGTCCTATTTTATCAGGATTTTCGTCTAATACCTCTTGTGAAGAGCGACCACCAACACTTAATCCTTGTGCAATAGTTCCTGCTTTTCCTCCACCAGGTAAAATCAATCCTATTACAGCATTAGTTGCAACTTCTGATACTGTATTGGTAACTATTCCTGCTGTTCTTATGGCATCATTTTCAATTCTATTAGTTACATCTATTTCGAAAGAACCAGTATCACTTATATCTCTGCCTGTTTCTACAATATTATCGTACCAATTATTTAAAGTTTCTGCTGTTTCTGCTTGATTAAAAACATTAGCCCACGTTTCAAGTCCTCTAACACCAAATCCTGCTACTGTTGTTACAACATTGGCTAGACCAGCAACAGTATTTAATACTCCACCTTCAATATTTTTTAAAATTGTTTTTGTTGTAGCATTAAATTTTTCTATTCCACCTTTTTCTATTTGTTTATTTATTTCTTCTGCCTCTTCTCTAACTTTAATATCATGTCTTGTTATTATTTGTTGATTTTGAGTTTCTTTATTAGTAGCAATTCTTGTTTTTGGTAGTAAATTAAAAGTTGAATTTACATTTCTTAATGATTTATTAGAAGGATTTACAGTTATTTTATTTTTTTCTGTTTTGTTTCCAACATTTACATTTGTTTTATTTTCTTCTTTTGATGAAATTGTCGGTTTATTTGCTTCATTCTCTGCTTCAATAGTAATTGCAGTTGGATTGTTTGTAGTGGTTTTATTTGATTCATTATCATTTTTAATAACATTTGTAGTAGTATCTTTTAACTCTTCGGAAGTATATATGCCTAAAGAGTTTCTTAAATTCTTTGCACGTTCTAATCGTGATTGATAATTATTTGCATTGCTTGAACTAGAATTTATTTCTGTACTATTATCACTTGAACTTACTATTCCAATAGAATTGCGAAGTTGTCTAGCTCTCTCTAATCTTTTTTTGTATTCTTCTTCATCTATCATATATTATATCCTCCTACTTTCCAAATATTGATAATACTCCACTTAACCAATTTACATTTTTCTTTTCAGTTTCTGTTTTTTCCTGGTTATTATCTGTTTCAGTAGGTTCTGTTGAAGATTGATTTGAATATTTAGAATATTTAGCTGATAGATTTAAAAATTCATTTTCTGTTATCATTCCATTAGCATATAATCTATCTAAATAATTCATAAGTTCGTTATAACTTTTTTCATCCGGTACTACATATTGTCTTGTAAAGTCATCATATTCAGCATATCTATTTTTTATAATTTCATCATAAGTTTCATAGTTGCTTGATATACTGCTTGATTTACTTCCATAAGTTTTTATTAAATCATATTCGTATTTAGCATATTCTTTTTCAATCTCATTTTTAACTTTATATAATGCTACTTGATTTGCATATTCGATTTGTGCTTGTTCTCTCATTTTTTGTAGCTCAAATTCTCGTTCTTCTTTGGCAAGTCTTGCAGTTCCTGATAATGTTCCAACTTTTACTCCTAGTATTGTAGAAGCTTCATTATCTACATAACCTAATTCGTCTACTCTTTTCCATGCATTTTCAAGTGCATCTTGTTGTTTTTGATATGCAAATTCTTTTTCTTTAAACTCTCTATCTTTAGAATCTTTCCAATATTCGAATTGCTGTGCATCGTAACTCATTACTACTTGTGCCATATCGGCAAGTTGTCCTAAATATGCCATTTGTCTATCATATGCTTTTTGTTCATATTGAGGAATAAGCTCTGATACTATTCTAGCAACTCTTTCAGCTGTTGCTGTAGAGTTCAAAACTCCACTTCCAGCTAGACTTTGTAATGTTCTATTAGATGCATATTCTGATGCAACTTGTAATGATTTATCTTGAGTAGGGTCATAAAAAGAACCATTCCTTATAGTTTCTAATTGTGTTAGCATAGAACTAATTACACTATTAATAGTATCTGAATATGCACTTTGATATTGTCCTTGTACAGAATTAAGATTTGCTGTCGTTGGAGTAACGATTGTAGTTCCTATACTTGTTTTCTTAATTCCACTTTGACCTATATTAGTATTTACATTTTGATTATTTCCAAAAGCACTTTGATAGCTCTCATATATTTTATTAAAATCCACTACATTATTGTTTGTACTAGATGGATTATACGTTTGAGGAGTAGGTACTGAACTTACTTGGTTAGTGTCTGTTTGTAGGTTTTGAATATTATTAGTTGCTGTTGTTTGTGCAGTATTTGCTGTTGCTATTTGTGGCTGTATTTGAATTGGAATTGTAATAGGACTAATTCCATTTGCATTATTTTGAATTGGCTGTGTAGCAGTATTACTTACTTGCTGTATATTTGCTTCTGGATTACTTGTTGCTGATACTACATTTCCTGTATTTAAAAAAGTATTAGCCATTCAATATTACCTCCCTTATTTGTTATATATGTTATTTAGTTTCTCTTTCCATGTATAAATAGTTGATTCAACACTATTTCCTAAATCAAAAGTATTAGTTTCTAAATTGTGATTTAATGTATTTTTCCAATGATTTAATGTTTTATCTTCTGTATCGTATAAAGGAAAACTGCCTTTGTTTACTACATTTAATTGTTTTGACCACTCTTTTAGTGTATCTTTATTTGTCGAATATTGTCGAAAATACATTATCGTGTATTTGTTCTATCTATACGTTCCATTGCATAGATAGTTAAATTTCCTTCACCATAGATTTCTAAAGTGTAACTATAAGCATTTTGTATTGTATTAGGAATTATTACACGTTTAGTTTGATTTACTCCATTTTGCAAGGCTTCCTTTATTACTTCCGTTCTTCCATCATCAGTTATTATTTTTAGATTTACTGTTCCTTCTAAATCGTAGTTAAACCATAAATCAGACAACTGTTTTGGTTTGCTCAATGTACCATTCTTAAATTCTTTACTCTTCAAATAAAATGGTATTTTTTCTTTATATACAATATCGTTTTCATCTGTAAACTCATCTTGCCCATAAGTTTGAATATAATTTTGTCCATCTTTTCTTCCACCTGTAAGCTCGTATATTGTTCCATTTGCTGTCAAAGCATATATTGGATTTGGAGTTTGACTAAAGTTCAAATCATTATAACTATCACATATAGTAGAATAATTTAATTCATCTTTTATATTAGTTGGTTGTAATTCTTTAGTCCATTTTCTTAATCGTTGGTCAAATATTAAGAAATACTTATAATCAGGTAACCAAAAATATACTTTGTTTTCACTTCCTGCTACAGATATATTTTTAGCTTCATTAATTGTAATTCCATATATATATGCTTTTATACCTCCTGTTAAACCATTATTACTTGTAGGCTGTGATATATCTCTTATAGAACTTCCGTCATATTCGTAAATACATCTACCATATAACCAATATAAATAAGAATTATGTACTTTGATAGTACATTGGTCATAACATCCAATATTATTGTCTAATGAAACACAAGTATATGAATTAGTTTCTCCCATAATGACATTTGAACCATAATACAAATGCATATTTTCTTCGCTAAACACAATTAATTTATCATCAAAACTTACTAAACCTGTTATTTGGTTACAGTTCGGTACTCTGTCTATTCTTGAATCTTCTGCTTTTGTCCAATCCATAGGATTTTGTAAAGATGAGAAATATAGCATATTTCCTTTGCTTGCTATCATTCTGTTTTTGTGATAACACATGTGTTCAAATACTATATCTTTATCATCATCATCTTTTGGAAGTGGCATTTTTTCAGGAGTATTTATTGCAGATAATGGCAATTTATGTCTTGTAGGTGTAACACCTTCTCCATATAATATTAAATATTCATTGTTACCATCTGCATAATATACATGTCTAAACTTTGTGCCTACTATCTCCTGTGATATTACAGTACCTGTCATATCCTTTAATTGTTCACCTTGTATGTAAAATAAATATTTTATTCCAGCAACTCCAAAATATTTTATTTCATCGCCCTTTAGACCTGGATTTGCCATCATTGTTCTACCAATTTTCGTACAAAGTGCAGGGTATTTATTTAAACAAAAATTGTACATATCTTGTACTTCGTCATCTTGTATATTTTGTGGAGGATATATATTGCTAATACCACCAGCTAAATAACTGATTTGATTATTACTTTTATAATTTATATTTTGTAAATATGGATTTGGTTGCAATTCTATCTCCTCCTTTTGTATTTATGTATTTTTCTTATTACAGGGTATCTTTGCTGTTGCTCGTTTTTATTCTCGTTAGCTTTTTGTACTAAATTGTTATATAAAAGAATATACTCATTCGCTAACTCAATATCAGGATTATTCCCTGACATTGCTATAATTGACATCACATTGTATTTAACCAAATCCACATAGTTATCCTCTATTTGGATATAATCATCTAAATTTGTTACCATTTGAGGTTTTTTCATATAATATATATCTATTTTTCTTACATCTTGTGGAATAGGATATATTCCTATCGTACCTTCTCTTCCATCATAGTAACCAGATTCATTCATGTTTTCATTAGGTAAGTATGATTTCAATTCCTTAAAACTTCCCCAATTATATGGATTATTTTCGTTTCTTGCTTCTGTAGACATTGTTACACTATTTATCATGTCAATACTACAATTTTCAGGCAGTACATATAATTCTTGACCTGCTCTTGTAGTAAATGAATACTGGTCTTGTATGGCTAAATCTTTATATATTTTTTTAATTGTTTCATTTATCCATAGAAATAAATTTTGTTGTGTATATGAATGAGGTAATCTTACTTGGATATCATCAATTAGTTGTTTTACTGTTGTTCTACTTACTATTGCCATTTAAACACCTCCTACTTCGCCCTTATAATATATTTAGTGCCTTCTTGTCCTGTACTTAAATTTGGTATTTCAAATGTTCCAGGTAATTCTTCAATTCCTTCATTTAATACCTCGTATAAAGCTATATAATCTGAAACATTTACACTTTGCCCATTACACTCTATATAATTTGTTGGAATAGTTTTTCCAGCATGTAATATTATTCCTCCTATTGGAACTAATGCAAAAGAACTTGCTTGTGCTTCATTCCATAAATCAGGAAACTGTCTTATTTCTACACTTTTAATAAATGTATCTACATTGTTTCCAATAAATATTACTTCACTTGATTTAAATAATTCATTTGAATAGTAATAATTTCCTTTAGGAACAAATATATATTTTGCTCCTACTTCTATTGCATCATATATGGCTTGTTGTATTTTTAATCTATTATCGGTCATTCCATCTCCAATGACATTGTAATTTTGAAGTGGAACTATTCCAAATACATAAAAGAATAAATCTTTTAGTTCATTCATTTTTAATTCTGTTATCATTATTCAGTACCTCCTAAACCAGTATAGAAATATTTGTTTTTATATTTAACTCCTACAATATTTGTAGAATCATAATCCTTTCTAAACCTTACCAATGTATCAGCATTTCCTGCTGTTCCGAAAGACGTATCAGATGCAAATCTAAAATTATCATCTAAAGTTCCTTGTACAGGTATTCCTATCTGTTGAGCAAAAGACCATTCAGTTGTAGCATTAAAATCTACTTTGTAGATATTTAGTAAAGCTACATAATTGCCATCAGCTTTTGTTTTATAATATGCTCCATAATAGTATTGTAAATCAGGAGAAAATCCATTATATCTATAATGTATACTTACAAATCTTGTTTCATTCTTTTTGGTTACTGTAGTAGTTAATGATGCTTCATTATAAGTTAAATCATGTAAATATCCGTCTATTAAAACTTCCGCTTCGCTTGGTAATATACAACATGCTCCTGTTACTTTTATTGGTCTTTCTGTTGAAACACTATAAGTATTAGTATTAACTTTAGTAATTGCACTATATCCTGGAGAAACATAATAAAAATCGTTATAATAATTTTCACAAGTTCCATATAAATAATTATCATTTGCTGAAAATTTACATGTTTTTAACCCATGTTTTCCTTGTTTATATATGTCTACATAGTTAGGACTAAAATACATTGTAATTTCATCTAGATATTCATAAATTTTCATAGTGCAAAAATATCCATACATTTCGCTTTTAACAAAGATTCCAAAAACATTAGGATTAAGATTTGCAGGCGTTGCAGAACAAGTTGGAGTCATGCCTAAATCAACTGAATAATGATT